TCCAGTATGGGTTGGAGTTCAACAATGATAGCTATAAGTTACCCCTTTGTATTAGACGCTTTTGGAAAAAACAAGTCTACGTATGAAGAGGCAAAAATATACTTAGATAAGCTCGTTACGCTTTTGTCTACCCAAGTTAATCAAAGACCTATGAACCCAGAATACGGCACTGATCTTGGGTATGCCCTATTTGAAAATGACCAGGATTTTGCTGCTGCAGTAAGGTCTGCAATAACAACTGCGGTATCTAGATGGATACCCGCCATAACAATTAACAGCATAGATATCTCTGTGCCAAATTTAGACGGGTATTCAAACGTAATAATTACTATTAGCCTTCCAAATGCAACTTCAGCCGCTATAACGGTAAACTCAGCACTTTTTGGAACTGACGGATCTGTAAGCAGAGTAGGATAAACATGAGCAAAATAGACTATACCTCAAGAGATTTTGAGTCTCTTAAGCTAGACCTTATAAACCTAGTCAATGTTAGAACAGGCAATGAATGGATCGTTGATGATCCATCAGATCTAGGATCCGTACTGCTAGATGCCTTTGCATATATGGGCGACATAATGTCGTACTACATAGACAGAGCAGCAAATGAGACCTCAGTTGGAACGGCTGTAAAACGAGATACATTACTCCGATTTGCCGAGCTCTATGGATACAGGCCCTCTGGTCCTATTCCTTCACAGGTAAACGTATCCTTTACTAATATAAGTACTGAGTCTTTAGATCTACCTGTCGGAACACAGGTTATGGCCCCACTAACTTATGGTCCATATTCCGAAGTATTCTTTGAAACAACTCAGGCCGTAGTTCAACTTCAGCCCGATCAAACAATCTCAGTTACAGCTAGAGAAGGAAAAACGGTAAATACCGATCGTCCCGACCTTATTAATCCTGCAACTAATAAGCCACTTCCTGTTAATTTAGGAACCTCTTCGGGCTTAGCGAACCAAGAGTTTTATATTTATGAGCCTGGAGTTGTAGACAACTCACTCGTCGTATATGTTGGACAGGGTGTTGCTTTTGGTTCTTGGAAGTACGTAGAGAGCTTGGCTGATTTTGGTCCAGGATCCCTTGTTTTTACAACAAAGATTGACCAAGATGGTTCTACAACTGTTGTATTTGGTGACGGAGTAAATGGCGCAATACCTCCGGTAAATCAACTTATCTCTGCTTTGTATAAGAATAGCTTGGGAATAGCCGGAAACGTAATCGCAAACGCTATTAAGGAAGTTACATTTATTCCTGGAAATGGAAATCCTGAAGCACTATCTTTTATCTCTGTTTCAAACGCAGAGGCTGCAGTAGGCGGTGCAGATGCGGACTCTCTTGAGCAGCTTCGAAAAGGAATTAAATCAGCAGTTATTGCAAGAAAACGAGCAGTAACACTTGAGGACTATGAAAAGCTCGCATTACAAGTGCCTGGAGTTTCTAAGGTAAAGGCCGTAGCTGGAGTATATACGTCTGTAACTCTATACATTCAATCACCAGATGATGGAAGCCTAACCCCCGGAATTTACAACGGCAGCTCAACTACTGCTTGGAATACGGCATCATCTCTAGTCTCTACTTATCTAGCAGACAAGATTCCAGTTGGAACAACGGTTACCGTTCAAAACGCCACCTATGTTCCCATATACCTGACTGTTCAACTTACCTTAGCGGATCAGTACAAGCACTCTGCTGTAAAACTTGCAGTATCAAAAGCCCTCCTAAATCCCGGTGGATTGTTCCATTATGAGAAAAATGAGTTTGGAAGATCCATTCCTAAGTCCTCTGTTATTGCTACAATTGCCGGTATAGAGGGCGTAACCTCCGTAGACATTACAAAAATGAACACGGATAACGGAGCTAGTTCAGCATCCATATCTTTGGCTGCCGGTCAAATTCCGTACCTAATCCCATCTAATTTAGTGTTCCCCACCCCAATCGGTGGAATAGCGTAAGGATAGAAAATGCCAGCATCATTTCCCACTACCGTTCGACAATTTACAGCTAAGGTAGATCTACAGGACACAATCCTGGCTGACCATATAAATGCTATTCAGGATGAAGTCAGAGCTATTGAGATCACCCTAAATGGCACCACTGATGCATCAAACGGCCTTCTTACATCTAACTATTCCGGAACATTTTCTTCTACTACAGCTTGGAACTCCTTAGACGACAGAATCTCAAACATTGAATCTGGACTAGTTAATGGATTAGCAGTTAGCCCATACGTTAAAAAGGCAGGCGACAATATGTCTGTTGCTAACTCTGTGGCCCTAACACTTAAGAATACAAGCGCAACAACTACATCTAACCTTTTTGAAGCGTACAACTCAGCTAATACTTTAGGGTTCGCTTTAAATGGTTCTGGTTTACCTAAAGTTGGAACAGCTAACGTACTATACGTTGGAAGCTCTGAATATACAACTTTAGATACTAAAGCTCAAACAGCCCTTATTACAGCAGAAGGTGCCCCATTTAACTCATTCTTGTTAGCAGGTATGTAAGTTTAAATGGCTAGATATTCGTTTGCTACGTATGGTTCTCCTGGCTTAAAATATGGCCAGATAGAGAACAATAGAGCCTATTACAATGTAAATCTTTTTGCATGGAGCTATACGTATAACTCAGTATCTTTAATTTGGGGATCCATATTAACTGACCCATTAGATCCAGCCCCTACACATTGGAAGCTGGTAAAAAATACTACGGGAGATCCTGACACCCCATATGATGCAACTGTAGTTGACGAGGGTACTATATCCGAATACCGTCTTGCGGCAATAGATTCCGGCCTTGTTTCTGGAGAACAAGTTGTCTATTCTTTTTGGATTTTTAATGGCGTAAAGTGGATAAACTGCGGAAGCTCAAACGTAGTAGTTGTAGGAGATACGGGAACTGTAGAAAAGGTAGAAAAATGGATACCTTCTGCTTGGTTAAACGCTATTGCAGGAACAGGCGACGCTACGGGTGAACCTGAAGACCTAGATTTAAATAAAATAATTAAAGCATATTCATTTTTTTATGATTCTCTTAGAGAAAAAATTAACCTATTAGAGCAATCTAACTCTTACAAAACAGCCCCTGTTCAATTTTTAAATGCAAAAATAGAGGATCTAGGTTTTACTCCAGAGCCAGTTCTTGGAGATATCTACCACAGAAGCCTATACCGAGTCGGTGAGCAGATTAACTCAGAAAAAGGTACCTCTATTGGTGTTAAGGCTTTTTCTACTGCGTTAACTCACTGGGAATCTAAAGTATCTGTTGGTAAAAACTTACTTTTAGATTATAACGATTCCTCTTTTGAAGAGTCTGCCGGAAGATGGTCTACATCTGTTGGAACAATTCAACACCTTCACTTTACTGAGTCTTTAGCAACAGTCGGAGTATCTGTAGTTGCCCCAACCCCAACAGTTAACTATAACTATGGAATGTTTGGTCCTAGATCAGTTGGTTTTGGGTGGGTTCACGGCCATAACACTTCACCTACTCTTACTCTTCCATCAACATCTTCAGACATTGTAAAATACGGCATACCTGTAACTGCGGGAGTTAGGTACCTATTTACCGGATACTTTAGAGTTAAAGATGCAACTAAAGCCGGAGCTGTTAAGGCAAAAATACGTTGGTATAACAAGGCTGGATCTTTAATTTCTGAAACAGATTTTGGCACTAACGGAACTCTCACCGAGGCATGGCAACAGATTTCTTCTAAGTCTGATTCTGGCACTAATGGACAATTAGCACCAGCTAATGCTGTATATGCGGGATTAACACTTACCTTTACAAACTCTAGCAATCAGGCAGAGTACATATTTGATATGTTTCAGTTTGCAGTAGCAGATGGAACCACTACATATGAAGACGCTAGAAAAGCAATAATTTACATTAACGGTGAATCGATAAACTATATTCACAACCCCTCCTTTGAAACAAATACGTCAGGTTGGACCCCATTAAATGGAACTATTACAGCTGCAACCACACCTGCTGGGGCTATTGTTTTTGGATCTAAATTTGGAAAGCTAACTGCCAGTTCAGACGGAAGAACCGGTATTACCTCTGAATGGATGCCCATAGATCAGAACGAAAATTATACTTTTAGTGCATATGTAGCCTCTAATACTACAAAGCAGGTTAGAGCTCGCATTGAGTACTCTTCTCTTTTAAGTCAAGAAGATCAAAATACAATCTTGTCTGACGAGGACGGAGCGTACTACCCAACAAATACTTACTATGTTGATTCTGATCCTCTAACCCTTAGCTCAACCCCACAGCGAGTACACATCACTGCTTTAGCTCCAGACTTTTCAGTAGATGCTGGTTATCCACTAGCTAAGGTGTCACTTTATATTGACGATGCCGTATCTGGAGACCTCTTCTACATTGACGCTCTTCAGCTGGAGGACTCGTTAGAACCAACATCTTATTTTGATGGTTCCGGCGCTCCAGCAATTACTAACCCATTGACCCAAGAGTTTATTGACTCATTTGATTGCATATGGGAAAATGAAGCTACTTCAGAAGGCCGCAGTTATAGGTGGCAAAATTATGCTAATAAGTTGGCTCGCCTTGCTGCAAATATGTCAAAGGTAGTTCCAAATGGATCTAGTTGGGAAATTAGATCAGGTTTTCCAACCCCCCCGTATTTAGAGTTAAGCCCGTCTGTATTAGCTGCTCCGTCTTTTGAAAACAGCACAACTGGGTGGAACGGCACTAATGCAACGATTAGCAGAGCATCAACTCGCGGAACCTTATTTGATGAGTATACAACTCACGGAAGTGCCTTTGGAAAGATTACGTCTTCATCAGATGCGGCATCCTTTGCTATTTATACGGATAACGTAACTATCCTAACAAACGCTGGGTATTACGCATCTATTGCAGTAAAGCCAGAAAACGAAGATGCTTACGGAAATTACACACTAGAAGTAAAGTTCTATGACGAGTTCAATATTGCTGTAGCAACTAAGACAGCGTCTGCACGAAATATACGTTTTGATCGTTGGGGCTATCTAGGAGTCTTTGCTCAGAAGTCTGAAATCTATGGAGCAACCTATGCTGTTCTTAAGGTTACCTGCGCTCCAGACTCTCCGGCAGCAGGTCGAGTGTTCTATCTTGACAGGGTTGTATTCAGGCAGTAGGTTCCTGCCATGACACTTGTTTTAATAGCAGGACTAGCCTCCGCCTGCGTTCTTACAGCTATAGAGGGGCTATTAATCTCACTTGGAAAATGGCGGGGACTATTAAGCCTTGTCATGTCCACTATTGGAATACTCGTTATGTCGGGCTATAGTAAATTTACTATATTTGAGATCCTTGCTGCAACCTTTGTCGGTCTAGTCCTATCCCTGGCTGTAGAGCAGGTTTTTACGGGGGTCTCTTTGCGTGAGGTACGCAATTTGCCAAAGAGGGTAGACAGGCTGTAGAACTACACCATTGAGGCTAGGAGGGCCAAATGAAAGCCGA